CGCTTTCTTGGCTGACGGTGTTATCCGCACCGCACACAAGACCTACTCCGATAAGGTTGGCAAAATCTTCAATATCGCCGGCAAAGCCGCTGATCTTGATGACTTCGATGCCTTCGCCACTGTCGCAGAAGCAGTCTTCGCCAAAGCCGACGAAACCGCTCGCTCCGAGAAGCAGGTATTCAAGGACCTATACCGCTCACTCAGCGAAGTTTATAACATCAGCCGCCGTACAGGTGACGCTGCAACCTCAACCGAAGTTGCTAGCCTAATTCACGAGTGCGAAAGCGTTCTAAAGAATGAATCAACTCCAAACCTACTAGTAGCCGAAGACCTAGCCCTCTACCTAGAGGCCGCTACTCAGGCACTAGACTTCGACGGCGCTCCTTGGACTGTAATGGCTCCAGTTATTAGCCTAAATGGCGATAACCCATTCATTCACAAGTACGGCGCTATGAACGGAGCCCCCGGCGATCACACCGGACCCTACAACCTAAGCCCCACATCCGATGGCCACACCGTAAAAGTGGACATTAAAGATATGGAGTACTACACAGATATGAAGGGTAAAGACCTAAACCCAGAAGTACGCAATCCCTATGTCCCACAGGCTGGTGATTTCGTAATCAAGGGCGCTACCCCAATCGAATCTGACTCCGATATCCTCGGACAAGATGGCGGAAAAGATACATGGCCTGCTCTAAGCAATCCATATATTCCCGGACCAGAAATGACACTAGGTGATAGCTTCAAGCTGATTGATCCCAGCAACGCTTACACCTACTACAAAAAGCATGACAGCGGAATGGTAAAAGACCATGACGTATTGGCTGACGGCGAATAATTAAAGGAGAAACCGTGAATCAATATCTACTTATTGACTGCTGCACGCACGGAGGCATCGAGCTTTCCATGAATGAGTCCTCAGAACGAGGACTCACCAAATTCCGTGGAAAATTCCAAGAGGCGGAAGCCGTTAACAAAAACAAAAGAATGTACAGCTACGATGTACTTAATGAGAATGTAAAGAAATTGCAAGAATGCGTAAAAGCAAGAGGACTTGTGGGCGAGTTAGATCACCCAGAAGACAGCATTATTCACTTCGAAAAAGCATCACACGTTATTACTAAATTGTGGTGGGAAGGCAGCATCCTCATGGGCGAAGGAGAAATCCTCAATACACCCCATGGTAAGATTCTGAAAGCCCTAATCAATGACGGTGTCCGCGTTGGTGTTTCTTCCCGTGGCGTAGGCAACGGAAAGACGAATGAAAATGGCATCCTTGTAATTGATGAGTCCTATAAACTCATCACATTCGATGTGGTAGCTGACCCATCGACATTCGCCGCCTTCCAAAAGAAAGTTGGCACCACCAAGGAGAGTCAGGAGTACTCTCCAGCGGTTTTTGAAAAATCCCAGAAAAAAAATGAGACCAGAAGCATACATAATGTTAATAAAGATGCTCTGATAGCATGTCTGGGCGGGTTTGTAAAAGAACAAACTAACAACATCAAAATGAGGTTAGGATAATGGAACACAAAATCGTTGAATCACTAAAGAAGCTTTTGCCTGAGGATCAAGTTAACGAGGTCGCTTCGGCTGTATCTGAAATGCTCGCAGAAGCTACTGAGAAGCTCGAACAAGAATACAACAAGAATCTTGAAGAGGCTTACGCACAGCTTTCAGCCGAATTGGCTGGCGCTGAAAAAACAGCTTACCAAGGATACCAAGAGGCTTATGAGATCATCAACGACTTAAATGCCCGCTTGGACATCCAGAAGGAAGAATTCGAGAGAACTCTCGAAGAAGGTTACGAAGAAGCATATCAAATGCTCCTTTCCGAAAGAAACAGCAAGGGACAAGTTGAAGTTGACCTCTACGAGGAATACGACGGCAAACTCGCTGAAATGAAAAACTATATCGTGGAGAAGGTCGATCAGTTCCTCCAGCTCAAGGGCGGAGAAATCTACGAGCAAGCTCGTCACGACCTTATGAACGATCCCCGCGTCGTTGAGCACAAAGTCGCTCTAGACAAGATCGTTAATATCACAAGCAACTACCTCTCCGATGAAGAGAAGACATTTGCTACCTCCACTAAGTTAGACGAAGCTATGAAGAAAGTTGACGAACTAAAAGGACAGCTACGCATGCTCGAAGCACGTAACATCCGACTCTCAACCGACAACACTCGCCTAACCGAGTCTGTACGCAAAACCCAAAACGTCCTCACAGAAAGCCGCAAAGCTTCCCCTGTCGAGAACAAGAAGGCCAAATTGATTACAGAACAGAAAGAAAGAGCTGCGAAAGTAAAGAATGCAAGCGGGAGAGGACATATTGACACCGAAAACGTCCAAGTTATTGCGGAATATAACAACGGCGGCGGTGAAGTAAACGAGCTACTTATTCTATCAGGCGTTAAGAAGAATAAGAACTAATCTTAATAGGAGTAATACATGAACGCTAATGCACGTTTTTTGAATGAAGCAAGAGAATTAGAGACTCGTTGGAGCAAAACCGGTATTCTAAAGGGCATCGAAGACCCTTATGTCCGCTCTGCTACAGCAGTTCTACTAGAGAATCAGAGACTTATCAATGAAACAGCAACCGACACATCCGACGTTGCTCAGTTCAAGAGAATCTCCATTCCTCTTGTCCGTCGTATCTATCCCCAGCTAATCGCTAACAAGATTGTTAGTGTGCAGCCCCTACTCGGCCCAACCGGCTTGGTATACTACCTCCGCTTCCGTTATAGCTCCAACAAGGGCTATATGCAGGGCGCTTCCAACGACAGCGGCTTCCCCGCTGACGATGTGAACTCCCTCCAGCAGAGGGCTAGTGGTGATGCCAATCTTGACATCTACTACTCCAGCCAGTTCGTCCAGAACGAGAAGACCCCTGACACCATCGCCGTTCCTAACGCGACCGTCAACATGGGTAACTTCCAACACACCCCGATTCTCGCGGGAACAATCACCGGTACTGTCTACCTAAACGGCACTGTCACACAGACCTTCACCGTAGCCAGCAACGGCACCTTCACCTTCAATACCGTTTCCGGTACTGACCTCGCCACCAGCGGTTCACTAGACCTCAACACTGGCGGTTTCAGCCTAACTTGGAACGGCACTGCAGCCGGCCCTGTTTACTGCGTAGTCTCCTACGAGTACAACATGGAATGCAATCAGGACCTCCCTGAAATCAACCTAGTCGTTGAGTCAGAAGAGATCGCTGCCAAGACTCGCAAATTGAAGGCCGTTTGGTCCTATGAGGCTCAGCAGGACCTCCGCTCTCAGCACAATCTAGACGCTGAGGCTGAGTTGACCGCTGTTCTAGCTCAGGAAATCAACCTAGAAATCGACCGTGAGTGCGTTCAGGACCTTCGCCAGAACGCCGGTACTGTCGCTGCTTGGGACCTCGCTACCGCCCTTGGTGATACCATCAAGGAAAAGTATGAGTCTCTCTACGTGAAGATCGTTGAAGTTTCCAACGTCATCCACAGAAAGACCCTACGTGGCGGCGCTAACTTCATCGTGACCTCACCTGAAGTTTCCTCAATCTTCGAGACAGCCACCGCAGGTTTCGCACCAGCTCCTTCTGAGACATTTACTAGCTCACTTGGTATTCAGTACGTCGGTACTGTTGCTAACCGCTACCGTCTCTACAAGGACCCCCTATTCCCAACCAACCAGTTGTTGATGGGTTATAAGGGCGACTCCTACATGGATTCGGGTTACTTCTACTGCCCATACGTGCCTCTAACACAGACACCTGTTGTGCTAGATCCAGAAAGCTTCTGCCCACGTAAGGGTATTTTGACCCGCTATGGCAAGAAATTGCTACGTGAAGGCGCTAAGTTCTATGCACGTCTATCTATTGCTAACTTTGTTGTCTAAGGATATCCTTAGATATCAAGCTGATATCAAAAGAGCCCCGACTGAAAAGTCGGGGTTCTTTTTTTACACAATAAGAAATTTTAGAACGCATTTGAGGGCAAATAATGTTAGTATGCCTTTCCTAGGACAAAAATTTTGTATTTGCATAACTTTGTTTTATTCGCTATAATAATTGTATGTTTTTATGCAATATACGCATTAATAATGCTAATAATGCATATTTGCGGGTGTAGCTCAAAGGTAGAGCATCTGCCTTCCACGCAGAATGTTGCCCGTTCAAGTCGGGTCACCCGCTTTTATTTCTTAACTCATAATGTAATTTTCTGTGGCAATTACTACAGATAGGTATGCATTTTTTAAGTTCATCCAATCCTTTATTAATTGCACCTTCATTGAAAAAAGCTGATACGTCTTTTTCTTTATTATCTTCTGGGTGATGAAAGTCTATGCAAGCTGGGTGTGATTCGCCGCAAGCGCATTTGAATTGTTTTTTATAATCTTGCCACCATTCCCTAATTTGTTTTTTCTTTTCGCTAGCGGCCAAAATATATTTTTCAGAATACTTTTTGTAATGGTTATTAGTATCAACTCTATGACAAATTTTGCATTTAGAATGTCTTGTGTTTTTTGCCTTGCATTTGAAACTGAAATCCTCTAAGGGCTTTTCAGTTTGGCAGCATTTGCAAAATTTGCCCATGCAAAAATTATATGTAATGCAAATTTTACAGACAAAATTTGCTATAATTATTTTGAGGTGAATTATGGCTACATTGAATGACTTATTGACTGCACTAAAAAGGGCAAAACCAGAAAGTTTGGTTGGCATTTACACTCCAAGTGGTGTGAGTGTGCCATGTCACTTTCACATAACCGAAATAGGGCAAACCATAAAAAACTTTGTCGATTGCG